CTCCCTGCTACTGCTGACCTTATGTTCGCTCTCATATCTACTGAGGAGTTGGAAGGTATGAATCAGATCATGGTTAAACAGTTAAAGAATCGATACAATGATCCGACAATGAACAAAAGATTTGTTGTAGGTATTGACAGAGCGAAGATGAGGCTGTATGATGTAGAGCAGTCTGCACAAAGTGACATTGCAGATTCAGGTCAAGATGACCAACCAGAAATAGTAAAGAAATTTACTGCTAAAAAATCCTTTGCTGAATTAAAGTATGATTGACCCACAAAAGTATGCTGAGTTTGTAGACGCAGTTACATCTAAAGAATCTAAGGATTATATTTCCTTTAATTCTAGATGTTTTGAACTACAGTCAGGTGATAATGGTGTTCCCATTGAAAGATTATTAACTGCTGCTCTCGGTATGAGTGCTGAAGCAGGAGAGTTTACTGAGATCATTAAGAAGATGGTCTTTCAAGGTAAACCAGTTAATGAAGAGAACCTATTTCATCTCAAGAGAGAACTTGGAGATGTTATGTGGTACGTTATGCAAGCATGTATGGCATTAGATGTATCTCTGGATGACGTTATTGAAATGAATATAGATAAGTTAAAATCAAGATATCCAGGTGGTGAGTTTGATGCACACTATTCTGAAAACCGTAAGCAAGGAGATTTGTAATGCCATTATCTGCACAAGTAGAAGATTCTCTTAGAGAGTCACAATTAAATTTAAAAAATGCTCTAGCATTTTCAGCACGTAATGAAGAATCCTATGTGTCTAAGCATATTGCTGATATGTTATTAAAGATTGATACATTGATTGATGCACATGACATGCTAGAGAATCTTAAAAATGAACTAGAAGGATGAAGATTGACACACAAGGAATGAGTGGTCCTGCTGATCCTAATTACAAGGGTAGACCACTAGATGAACAGCAGAGAGACCTACCTAAGGCTACGATTAGACCTACTAGATTATTCACTGAGAGTTATGTTAAAGAGATGAAGATTCTTATTAACGAAGTGCTTGATGAACGTGAGTACCAAAGGAAACTAAGGATGGCATATGACAATCCTAAACCGCCAGGTATTTCTTATTTCGATACAAAACATTTTGAGTATAAAGTAGGTGAGCAAGAACCTTCTTATCCTTTAAAGGAAATGAATGCTCACAAGTGGGAGAACAATCAATGGGTTCCCTGCCATTCCTCACCATTAACCTTAGACGAGTTACAAGAATGAGACTAACACAAGAAGTCATTGAGAAGATTCAAGTAGCAATGACTCACACCAAAATGAATGGTGAAACCAACTGGAAAGATGGTGACGAGATTGATGTGTGTCTTGGTGGCACATTTGCAGGTGATAAATTTATTAGTATTATAAACAGAACACGTAGCAACACTACTAAACCATGAGACTAGGAGTAATGTGTTCAGGCGAAGGAACTAACTTCGAGAACATAGTTCACTCATGCCCTAAGCATGATGTTGTATTAATGGTATACAATAAGAAGCACTGTGGTGCAAAGCGAAGAGCAGACCTATTAGATATACCATCCGTTCGTATTGCCAGTAAGAATGAAGATGACATCATCAAGATCTTTGAGGCATACAATATTGATATTATTGTGATGGCAGGATGGATGAGAGTTGTCAGTAAGAAATTTATTGATGCATTTCCTGGTAGGATTATAAATTTACATCCATCATTATTACCCAAGTATAAGGGATTACATGCTATTAGACAGGCAATTGAAGCAGGTGAATCAGAAACTGGGTGTTCAGTACATTATGTAACAGAAGAATTAGATTCTGGTGCTGTTATTAGACAAACAGAAGTTCCTATATTACCTGGTGATACTGTTGAGTCAGTAACTAGGGCAGTACAACAAGCAGAACATTACCTTTTACCTTTAGTGATCAATGCCTTCTAAATAATACTGGAGACCTGTGTTTAACTAATGGCAAAGAATGAATTATTACAATTGAATAAAGCATTACAAGAATTTCAAAATGCTAAAGAAGTTGATGATATCAATGAGGAAATTGGGGTTAAATCTGCTGGAAAGAAAGTAGTAACATACAATGTTAAATCAACCGATAGGGAAACAACTCGTGACCGTGTAGAAAAAGCACTTAAGAAACATTCAGTTGGAACTATAAAACGTGAACAACGAGCAGTTTCATCTATGGCTGTGACTGAATGCACTGGTAAAGATATGAAGTATGTTTTTGTGTACAAACCAACTAAAGGTGGTATGTCACAGACAACATTGAATGCTTCAATTACAGAATTATTTCCTTGTATAGCATTTGAGGCAGGTATACCAGCTAGTAGGTCTGATCGTAATTCAATAAGAACATTTTATAATCAAATAATCAATGCTTACAGTCCTAACTTGAAATGTTTTTTAGATGATAGAGATGCTAAAGCAGGAAAAGAATTTATTGATAAGGCAGAGACAGGAAAGTTTGATGAAAAGGTTAAGAACGCTATCAATATTTTAAGATGGGTGCGACGTGTACACCATAAACATCCCATTAAAGAAATATATTGGGGATATCGTAAGAAACCAACTGGTGTAATGAGTAATCATCCAGGTGATATCTTTTTAAATTTTGGTACTGGTCCTAAAGGTAAGAAAAAAATATTAGGTGTATCACTTAAAGCAGGTGGTGCGAAAACAGATGAACCAAAACTTAATACTTATGTTAAACCTATCTTTGATTTCTATGGTAAGACTAATCAGTATGAAAAAATCAAAGATCTCTTATGGCCACAGTATTTACAAATACCAAGTATAGAAGAAAGTGATAAAGCAAATTGGGGTAAGAATACTCTTGCTTTAAAAACATATGAGTTTGAAAAATTAAATGAAGCAGAGTATAATAGATTATATGATATGAATTTAGCTATTATAAAGAATGAACTAGTTAAACTAATTAATGATAGAAATAATTTTGAAAAAACTAAGCAATGGTTGAGTGAAAAGGTAGCACAACAGCAGCAAGATGTACCATTGGTTGTTGTAAAAGCAACTGAATCATTTGCTAGGAGAGATAAGGCAAGTGATTTACTCATAGAAGCAGTTGCTTCTGTTAAAACAATAAGAGCTAGTGTTCCTACAGGTGGTAGATCAAAGCAAGCATTTAATGTTATGTTAGCTGATGGTTCTAAAGTTACTATGGACTTTACTACAAGAACCAATAAGGTGGGTGCAAACCATAAGTTAGGACAGTTCACTAACCTTGCAGTCAAGTTTAACAAGGTCAAACCAACTTAAGAACTGGCACACAGGCTATAGTAATTCCTTGAGATCCCTGTTATAATATGGGTATACGACAGGATACCGATGCCAAACAAGCACCTAGAACACCCAGAAGATTCAATTCTTTATGGTCGTAGGACTGCAATCAAGGCAATAAAAGAACTCGTGACAGTTACCAGACTGTCTGTTAAGTGGGACGGAGCTCCTGCTATAGTATTTGGTATAAATCCTTCTAACGGTCAGTTCTTTGTAGGAACTAAATCAGTTTTCAATAAGAAAAGACCAAAGATAAATTACTCACCTGAAGACATTGACAAAAACCATAAAGGTGCTGTTGCTGATATTCTTAGGCTTTGCTATCGCCATCTGCCTAGGTACCACCGTATTATCCAGTGTGATTGGATTGGGGTTGGGGGAGGTAGCGTTTATAAGCCTAATACTATTGCCTATCATTTTCCTAGTCCAATTTATTCTAGCATTATTGTAGCACCACACACGGAGTATACTGAGTTGAGTCCTAATGCAGAAGCAAAGATAGGTGTAAAACTAGAATCTTCTGATGATTGCTACATGGTAGATACTTCTAATGCAGAAGTAGAACCTCCTCTAGGATGGAAGCATTTAATAGCAGCACTACCTACAATATTACTATCAAAAGCACCTAAATCACGTATGGAAGTGTCCAAACATATCAATTCATATGTGCGTGAAGGTAGGATTCCGCGTCCTCAAAAAATGTATGATGCGTTAGATGATAAATATAAACATGAAGTCAATGTGTCTACGTTTAAAACATGGCATGTAATCTTTCAACTGAAACATCTTTTACTTAATGAGATTAGCGTGACTGATGGAGTCAAATGTTATATTGACAATGAACTTTCCGATCATGAAGGGTTCGTTACCATCTCCGATAGTCCATATAAAATAGTAGATAGATTAATCTTTAGCAGAGCAAACTTTAATCTTAATAAAAATTGGAAGCATGAAAAAGTTTAGTTCATTCCTAAACGAAGCCCAAAGATCCTTTGCGGCTAAAGAAGCAGAGAAATTGAATCTGACTCACGTGGGGTATGGTAAGTACGCCGACGTAAGAGGCAATGTAACTCACATGAGTCAGGCAGGAAAATTAGTTAAGCTAACTCAGGATCAGAAACCTCAAGGAGATCAACAAAATGGAGGAGAAGAAACGGAGGGTGGCGAAGGTAAGGTCGATCAAGGTCGCATATCTATTACATTTGGAAGATTTAATCCACCTACTACAGGACATGAGGCTCTCATAGACAAAGTAGCCAGAGAGGCTAAAGGAAATGGAGAGTATAGAATATACCCCTCAAGGACGCAGGATCCTAAGAAGAACCCCCTCGATCCTTCGACAAAAGTTAAATTTATGCATAAAGCATATCCCGACCATACTAACAATATCGTTGCTAATGACGATATGCGTACTATCTTCGATGTACTCACTGCCCTTGATGATGAAGGGTATAGTCAAGTTAATATCGTTGTGGGCGGTGATAGGGTTAGTGAGTTCAATTCATTAGCAACAAAATATAATGGTAAACTTTATAACTTTGATGACATTAGAGTAACATCTGCAGGTGATAGAGATCCTGATGGTGAAGGTATAGAAGGTATGTCTGCATCTAAGATGCGTAAGGCAGCAGCAGAAGATGACTATGATACGTTTGTTGCAGGAATGCCCAAAGGTTTAAAGAGAAAAGATAAGCAAGAACTATATAATACCTTACGGCAGTCAATGAATGTCGAAGAATCATTTGGAGATTTCAATGAAGCATCTTATTTACTACATGAGATAGCACCTAAGTTAGATCCAAAAGGATTGCGTGAAGCATATTATGAGAATAATCTATTCCCAGTTGGAAGTTTTGTAGAGAATGTCAACACAGGCATTATCTGTCAGATCGTTAGTCGTGGTAACAATTATGTTATTGCTATTGACGAACACAATAACATATTCCGTACTTGGTTGAAGGATCTTTCGGAATCAAATAACATTAAAGGTTTCAATTTTAAACCAGCAGGTGAAATAGGAACTGATGAACTTGCTAATGTTTTAAGACAACTCACACCAGGTGAGTTCATAAAGAAGATAAATAAAAAAGGTAGCCTTACTACAGTAAAATGAATCTCAACGAATTACCAGACATGACCGACGCACTTAAGCAAGTGCAGGTATATGAAGATGAAAAATATGGATATGATAAGGATGGAAATTCCAAGAATCCTAAAGACAAAAACAAGAAGCGTTGGCAAGACGATGATGGTGATAATAAGTGGTATGAAAAAAGTGATGTAGATGGCAAGATCTCTGACAGAGAAAAGAAAGAGAAGAAGAAGAACAACGTTAAAGAGAATAAGAGTTGCTGTAAGAAGTGTGGTTCATACAAGCACACAACAGAGGAATGTAAAGCAACCAATGAAGAGGTTGAGGCATATCAACAATCATTACAAGAAATTTCACCTGACCTAGCACTTAAGGCATCAAAAGAAGCAGATAAAAAGCGTGGTAAACTTGCTGCTGCAGGAGATAAGGAAGGTGCTAAGAAGAAAAATGCTCAGGCAGGTAGACTGTACAAGGCACAGGCAGACAAGAGATTAAACAGAGAGGAGACTGAAATCGTTGACAGTCTTAGGGAGTCTGGACTATTCTCTGAAGATGAAATCCAACAAATTATTAACTCAGGAGTTGAAGAAGATGCTTAGTTTTCAGGAATTACAAGAGAAGAAAACTAAAGTTAAAATAAATCCTAAAAAATCGGATGTTACCGAGGGTGGTGTTATAGATAGTGATACCACTAAGGAAGAACTTTATGCAAGTCAGAAAGAAGTCTCAGAAGAAAGCAAAGAAAGCATTGAAACTGAAGATTCTATTGACGAAGGACTTAAGCAAGCTCGAAAAAACGTAGGAGCTTCTACCTGTTGGGATGGTTACAAAGCCAAAGGAACTAAAAAGAAAGGCGGTAAGGAAGTACCTAACTGTGTGAAAGAAGAAGAAGGAACTACTCTTCTTGGTTTCGCAGAAGAGAGAGCAGCACGTAAGATGAACGTGAGGACTAAAGGTACTATCAAAAAGCAGATAGCAAAGGATGCTGCTGCAGAAGCAAAAAGAAAAGAAAAGAAAACTGGTGAGTATAAGGAGAAACCTAAGAAGACACCAAAGTTAGCACTCTCTTATAAGACTTCAGTCAAAGGTGAGAAGAAGAAACCTGCTGCAAAGAAAAAGGAAGCACCAAGAACACAGAAGGGTGCTATGGCATATGATGGTCCTAATAAAGCAAGGAGTCAAGCTGCCGACAGAGTTAAAGCAAAGACAAAAGCAAAGCAGAAGTCATTACCAAAGGTAGATAAGAAAGCTGCTGACATTGACCGTCCTGTATCTGGAAGACAATCTGTATCAGATAGAGTCAAGAGTGTAATTAAAAAAGGTGTAAAGAGACATAAGAAAGCAACTCAAGGTGCAAGAGTATTTGCAAAGGGTGCTGCTAAAGGTGCTAAAGATACTGTGAAATTTGCTGGTAAGGTTAAAAAGGTATTTACTGGTGAGGAAGTATCATTTAAACAGTTCCAAGAGAACATATTTGCGGGATATAACAAAGGGAAAATGCAAGGTGGGTACAACCATTCAAAACAGAACCCTAATAGTGGAAACAATCCAGTCTTAAATTTTGCTAGAAATCTTTTAGGTAATAAGAATAATGCAGCACCTACTGCTAAGTTCTATCAAAAGCAAAAGCAAAAGCAAGACATGATTAACCAACTTCTAAATCAGGAAACTGAACATGAAGGTGAAATGGTTGAGAAGATTAGTGCTTCTGGTTATGCTCGTGCTAAGAAGTATAGAGAAGATCAAGCAAGAGAAAAGAATAGAAGAGAAAATCCTGAGCAAGCTGCATACTTTAGAGAGGTTGATAAAATCAAAGCTGCTAAAGCAAAACGAAAAGATAAAGCAGCTAAGAATTTAGCAAGCAATATGAAGAAGGAAGAGGTTGAACAGATTGATGAGTACTCACCAAATGTATCTTACCAAGCAAAGGGTGGTAAGAAGTCTGGTAAGTTAGGCAAGTCTTCTGTTTACAGTCTTAAAGATAAGGGTGAAAGTAAAAAGGAGTTTAGAAAGTCTCACACAAAGGACATCAAAGATGGTCT